CTTTGTTGTCCTTAGTATTTGTAGTCATGATTAGCTGCTCTGCACATTTGAACTTTGCCACTCCCTGTTTATTATCCATTGTCATGGGTCCCTTCAGCTGTCTATTAATCTTACCGTCATCAGTCTGTTGTGCTATAAGACGATGTTATTTCTGTCTGATTGTATATGTGCTAAACGGATTGAATGTAACACATGATAACAGCAACTCAGGATATTCTTAGGTGATGCATAATGTAAGGAATTAATGTAATATGTATGTAATAATAATTCTCATGTGTAAGGTATAGGAGCTATGATCCGTGAAGCTCTCAATTTGCCGATCATTGACCTGGTAGTTGCCATGCTTGGGCTAAGCGAAGAATTTCGGGGGCTAAATTATAGGCTGTGGTACGGCCATCAGATACGAAGACCCCCGAGTGGACCAGCGGTCTTATTACCACAGGCCAGATAAATTGGTTGATCGGGTGAGTCGATACTAATTCACGACAACAGTCTTGAGGATTATTGGGTACACACCAGAATCTTTCACTTAGGATAACTTCTGAATCAGGGGTTTGTCTCAAGTAAGTCAATTGATATCTGACGGCTGAGATCAATCGAATGAAGATATCAATAGTGTTCTGAACCTCGGAGTTCAACTCTATTAATCGTGTATCATGTGTTAGAGATTTGGTTGAGATCCAACCGTTCTTAACGATAGACTTTACTGTATGAGATTCGTCCAGGTGATGCAATGTTGAACTAAGGCTATACCCGATGACATCATGCAAGTTCATTAGATCTTTGAACTCAATATAATGGTCTATTAAATCTATGAATAATGTAGTTGCTACTAACTCTTTAACAACGAGACCTTGATATGTTAAATTGGACATGAAATCCTCTCGGAGTTTATGCATGGTGGGGGAGCATGGCAACCGTGAACTGATCACACTGAGACGCTTCTTATATTTGTATAACTCAGCCAGTAAGGTCTCTACAATTTGACATGGACATCCTCCATTTCTAGGATTTTTTGACAACCAACTCGGATATTGAATAATGGAAGCTAGGGGGGCAATAGGTAGTGTAATGATTCTTGAGAATCTCGGAAATTCATCTGATTCTATTGGAAACATTAGCCCAAGATCATACATTAACGATATACAACTACTCATCCAACCATGAACTCCATGGACTAATTCATGCAAATTGGAATGGGCTATATAATCCAGATAATTTGAGTCAGTTTGTGAAGCAAATATAGAGTAAGTAGACTCAGTGGTTGAGTCAGACATCCCAATAATCATTTCTCCCCTTGTCATTGTTGATGTGGTGATGGGGAATATGTGAAAGTGGTGGAATAGATATCGTAAGGTTAGCAGCATTTGACACGGTATGTTTCCATTTGCCCATGACAATCTAATCAGCAATAAAGTGGAAGCATTGTGGTTATGATCATAAATTCTCAAGTATTCAGAAATCATTTTAAGGGCACCATCCATTGACGTCGGCATGTCAGCTTCACCTATTATTAAATGTGGATAATCAGTCATCCGCTGCACTGTGGATTTAATGATGTTCTGTATAGCAGGAATTGTAAAATCACCAGGGAATAAACCCTGATAGATTATCCGCAGTCTCTGTTCATCATTCATAATTGATGATTGGAGCTCAGCAGGGCAATCTGAGTGGAACTCATCTAAGTTGGTAGTTGGATCACTATTTGTTATCTGTAGTGACACTAAGATGCACTTACAGCCGGGATACAAGCTTGTCAGTAATCTTGAGCAAGACCCACCACCATCCCCTAACATGACACAAACCGGATTATCAATATGTTGAAACCATGTCAAACAGCCAATTGACTGCAAAGGGTAGAGGTACTTTACGGCACTTTTGTTTAGCCCCCCGAATATTTTGTATTGGTTCCTCTGGTCTACTAATATCTGTTTTCTCGAGAATTGAGTACGTACAGCAGCAATATACTGCTCTATCTGGCGAACACATTGTAATGTAGTTTGAGTCAAGCCGGTGACTTTCCAGTGGCTTACATTATAGTCAGGGTTTGTTGTTACTCTACTATGACCTAATCTGCAATAAACTGTGGGGTCGTAAGGCAACATTGGATTTTCTTGTTCAGATCTAGTTAGAGGGTGTATTTGCAGAGATGGGTATTCTCGTGCTATAGCATCCTCCGTGAGGTTTTTCCTATAGTTCCGAATAATAGATTCATCTATTTCTGGGCAAGATATAAATGGTTGAACAGAGAGCAAGGGCCTCAGCACTCTCAGTGAGTGTTGCATTATCGCCAATCCCTCTTCAGCTAGTTCGGGGACATCGTAAAGGATCGGTGTCACAGTCTGAAACAAACTCGACCATAGATTCTCTCTCTTCTCATCTGTGTCAAAATAAGGTAAAACCTTGCAGATATATATCATGCCTTTCGATCCATGAGGATAATCTTTTAACTTTTTGAATTCAACTTCTCCTGTTAAATAAATCATTAGTAGATCAGGATCAATATCAACAACAGGTAAAGCCTCATTGTTTAAGGTACACTTTTTTATATCATCCATGGTTGGGGTAACACGAGTCATCCAGTGACTGAGGGTCACTATGAGATAGATTCGAACTAGACACATATGAGACTTTCTTGCAATTTCATGGATGTATTTATCACATTTCTCCTGATCGGTATGCTCCTCCATATCAAGATAGGGAGTTAAGTGATGGTATGTATTCTTCAGAATTGTCTTTGTTGATCCGTGGTTCACCACTGTCATTAAATGCATCAAATGGAAGCAGAGTCCAATTATAGTTGATTGCTGGGTCGATATTCGTCTCATAATCTCTTCAGAATTTCTACCTTCTATCAGAGGATTTAACAGGATGTTAGGTGCATGGAAGCTGTCCACCCAAGCATTAAACATGGGCCAAACACTTGAGAAAAAACTTTGTGCGGCAATCAACCCTGACTTCTCAGATCCATGGCGGAAGATAATCCGAAAATACGGGTCATTATCCCTCATGTCTAATTCATCGGGGTAATCAGCGGCTCGAACCAAAGCGGATAATAGCCCTGCCTTCGCAAGTTGATTAAATAGAGTGCTAAAGTCTTCATAATGGAATGGTAGAAGATCACCGAGGGGGGGGTCTTGATACAATGTGTCTCGCTGGTATGATATTTTCACAGAGTGCCAATAAGCTTCCTTTAGCAAGCTGATCACGATAAACCTGGGTTTACAACTTCGAAGAACCGATATAGATATAGATCGGCTTGAGAAGGATCTGACTCCTACACCAGTAGCTAAAACATCCATTAACTCTGAATTAGGCACTTGCATGATACCTTCCAACGCCATATGCTGTCGGAAGTCACTCATAGATGCTAGGAGTCTCTGGAATGTAGCCACCACTGCATGTTGAACGATCAGCGGATTGCTAGAGTTCAATCGTAATTTATCCAACTGTGTGATTACCCCCTTTCTCAAAGTGTCGACTATAGCTTGCTCCAAGGACGTTGTCTCGGCATGACTGCAGCTTATGATTTTGAATTGTAGGAAGTGGGTCATCTGGAAATCAGGGTGTACATCCATATGTACAGGCTCATCATCTACAACAGCATTGCAATATGGACAGAAGGAGTAATGAGGAACCAAGTTATTGTGGTGGAATGTACTAAAGAACATCTGTGGATATGATTCATGTAATCGGGCACTCCCTTGCAAAGGCCATAACACCATGGGTGTCAAGAAGAAATGTCTGGCAGCGAAGTTAATAGTTCTATTGACATTATCTAACTTCAATATATCCATATTCTCATTATTAACAATTAAGAGCTGAGAGAGATTCGGTCGATAATTGGGCATAGTTGTCAGAGAATAAGAATTTATTGGGGTTCGGTGAGCTAAGTGACCACCCCCATCATTTGGACACAGTAGTCGCAACAGACTAATGTCAACCGGTGTATACGCCTCCAATAACTTCACTATCACCTCCTCAAATTGAGATCCGAATATATTGGCTGAACTCAATAAGGTCAACAGTCTTCTCAATTTCCGAATACTTGGGGATGCTATGTTCTCTGAATGGAAAGGTAAACTTACACTGCTCCTGGTTTGTGATCCTAACCAAGGGAATACATTAGGTGCACTGGAGAAGTGATGGGAATTGGTTTCGAATTGAGGTATAGCTTGAAGATGCTTCAAGCAGATTTGGCTATATGTATTTCTGGTATCCCAGCCTCTTTCCAGTGAAAGCCATTCTATGTCTTCAGTACTATATATTTTGTTTTGATCAACTAAGCTCGGATATGTCAACCCCTTGATCAACTTCCCCCATGCCCGGTTTCGTAATTCTCCACTAAACCAGGTCTTACAAGGCTGAGCTTCAACCTCTTCCACAGGTATCAAGCCAAAGTACATATTGGCCGATCTAACCAACCGACCATCCAGAACATTACACCAATAATCAAGTCTCTTCTGGCTGAGTTCTGACAGTAGAGTCAGGATCTTATAACCTCCGTATGAGAACACATTGAAGGAAGCACCTTGAGTTAAGAAACCGATGATAGAAGCACTGTTGAGGAATTTAGCCAAAATTTCTTCAATTAGATAGAATGGACTACATTCCCATAGGGCTGTGGCAATCTTTGCATAATATGGTGTGAGTGAGTATAATGTTGAAATAAAGCTGGATCTTTGTCGTTCACCAGTGCTTTTGAGTAGCTTAAGTATATCCGGTTGTTTGCAGACTCTGACCAATTGGGATCTTATCTTAGATTTAATTATACTCGCTGGGCGTGGGGGGCAGTCGATATCAATGGAATAGGGATCTGACAAGAGCATGACTGGATCACTATCTTTCTTGACATTCTGTCTCAATATAAACCCCAACCTTCTTCTCACGGGATCATCAGAATCTAATGTGTAAGTCAAAAATACGATCATGGATAATGCTACGCTCAGCATATCATTCTCACCCCTGACAAAAAATGTTTGCAACGGCAATGCTCCTGGACCTCCTACTATCTGTGGCCATAGTAATAAGGTTACTATGTCCGGCAGTATTTGAAATCGATTTCGTTTGTGGTGAATACTTCGATAGAGTAAACGTGCTGCTGTCCATGTGGCAACTATATATGCTGGTGCTGCAACTGTAGCTTGAGAGCAAGCCGAGTGAGCTGTGGAATATATATTAGAGATTATGTCTTCAATAGTTGGAAATGCTACATTGGACAGTGCTTCAAGTTTCATGATCTTCTTAGAATCAGTGGGAAGCCATGTATCATTGATCTGATATTGCTTGCTTGTAGCAATCAAAGATAATGAGACGAAGCTTTCCTGGGGATTGAGTTCCCATCCCATGGCAGAACATAATCTTTGCAATTCTGACAACAAAGAATCCTTCACACTCTCAATTTTGACTTGTAAGGATTGGTTGGGCATTAAAGCATTCAGGTCTTTCTTGGGGATGACTAAAGCACATCGTACATCATCCCCCTTTACAGTAATGTGATACACATACCCTAAGCTCTCCAAAGCGTCTTTAAGACCCCCCAGAAATGTAAATGTCCATGTTGCTTGGTTAAGACCTTCGATGCCTCCTTTTTGTCCCACCCAATGACGTTTTACAATGCCGTCATCATAATACACAAGCATGTTCTCAAATGCCCTCATTGTTTTAGAGTATAAATTAACACCAAACCAGTCATCTAATACTGTCCCTGCAGGTATGTCCACTGATTCATGTCGCATATTGTTATTCCACTTAGAGAAGTCAAAGCTTATGTTTAGTACGTAGGAGTTGGGATGAGCTCTACTGAGAGATCGGAAAGAATACATTTTTCTAATCACTGCTAATTCATTGGGAGTCAACAACTGTTCGGGAACATATTTATCCATGAAAGCCATGTTATTTGCTTCTTGCACAACCCTCCTATTACGCTCATAGGCTGGGCTAGCCCCAAAATATCGTCCCTCCACTTTCTCCTCCAACTCTTTAGCAGTGAGTTTGATTACTAGGTAGTCCAAAACTGCGCTCCCCCATTTTTCGTCACTCATGTATCTAGCTAAATATCTCCTGAACCCAGAATCAAATTGGCTGTCTAGCAAAAATGCTATCAAGGCTCTTCTATGATTTCTCTGATCCTTTGGTACATGATCGCCTTGTGACTCTAGCATAATCCGATTCATCACTGCTGACCTGCAGTAACCTAGGGCTTTATCTTTCAGCAGCATTACCTGGTTATCCACTTCATCGAATTCAGCATTTTGACAGAATCTGATCAACTTCCATTCATCAATTGTTATAGATTTCCAGATAGATGAACCAGGTGCCTCCACTATTGATAAGTTTTGTTGGATTAATTTTCGTAAATTTGGAACAGCATTCACAGTCCATTCCTGCAAGTGAGGGAATCTTCCATGTACCCGGAAGAAATTCTTAATAATGTCTCTGGTCATTATGGCTCTCGCTCTGTCGCATTTGACGGGATCTATATCAATCTCGTTATGTGTTCGCTCATACAACTTCTCTAATCCTCTCTCCACTTCAATACTCGGATGACCTGCTAACTTAATGATACCCAATATGCCGGCCAATTGAGCCTCATCAAAAGCTGAAAACAACCGTGCTGTTTCACTCTCTTTCCAGCCTCGACTGGTGACAAGATGTTCCTTATACAGAGCTGACCACAATGTCTCAGTTAAGGTGGAATTTGTCCAGCCCAATCTGAGGTCTGAACGATATATTAATTCGGCAACTCCTAACCCTTCGATCGCTTTCAGATATACAAATCCTCTATTATCCATTTCCAGTTGCTCAGACCGGGTGTGATTATGGACTCCTGGGACACCATAACTCGAGTTTCTCAGAACTTGCTGGCACAAATGATTGAGAAATCTTTCCACATCTTTCAAGTACTTTGTGCCATATATGGTTTTACTTTGAATTTGTGCATATTTTAAGAGAGATATAGTCTCAGACACCTTGTTGTATATTTCTAAGAAATAAGGAACTGGGCACAACCATGTCGTGCCATCATACACCAAAGTCATGAAGTTGGAATAGACTATTATAGTCGCGTTAAGAGATGGCAAGTGGATCGTTGTTTGATTCGGAAGTTTTAGGATTTGTTGTGCCTGCAAGAATTTATCCTTACAGGGCCTCACTGAGACTAGTGACTTGTGTACATTTATCACCAGAAGTAAATCCTCGTAGACAGACATGAAGCCGATGAGGATCTTAGAGTCTCCACTGATAACTTGATCCCAGTTGGTGTCATATGACTGAACAATCTCTAACGCATTAGGCCCAAAGCATGACATCAAGTGAGTAGTCTGCATGATGAATGCTTGGATTGTCGCTCTTTCTACAGTCGCACGATATTTCCTCATTTCTGACTCGTAGATGTGACATGTTGTGGTTGGCCGACTTAATGTAGAACTTATAATCATAGCTGGTAACAATGGAGAAATCACATGTCTACTGATCATTTTAGGGGTCATTGATCTGAGAGTTAGCAGATTACGGTCAATCTCGTTGAACAGTGATCCTATCAATCGAACATTGACATCAGACCATTCAGCGATAGTATCTAAGTAATCTAGTGCAAAAGCCCAAGCCCCTAGGTTCAGCCATGTGTCGAATTTTTCGGTGTATGAAAAGTTCTCTACTGACGTGGAGAATCTTTGCGGGAACGTGTAATGAGCATCCATGATTGTAATAGTGAACCACTTTTAAAGAATTGATTATATGCTTTATGTTTTTTTGTTTGGGTTTCCCCATTTTTCGTTTGCTGATTCTTGAGGGTCAACCATACAGTGTTGATTATATAAATTCCTATCACACCACCTTATGCATGATGTGTTGATTATAAAGGAGTCACTGTATGATCATCCTATGGCATAGGAGTTTGGGTAGTTCTCCTATTTACTGAAGGTGCTGGTCTCTAGGTGGGGGTGGCATTTGTGGTAGAGGAGGACGAGCTTCGTCGTCCCCTGGAGCTACTGGTCCTACAATAGGTTGGTGTGCATGACGAATGTTCTGATCATTTGCTATTATGTAGTTTGCATACCTGGCATCGGACACTATATTTGTTTCAACATTCCATTTAGGATCCACTTCTACACCTAATGTTGTGATCAATGCTTTTACCCCATCCGAGAGAGGGCTGACAGTGAGACGAGGATGAACCCATTCATCGTTCAAGACGGTTACTTCATTAAATGGTTGTTGAGCAATAGCATCTTTGAGCAAAACCATAAGGTCGAAGAATGCCTTGTCCTTATCATTCCTAAGACTGATGATAAGATCAGATAGTTGATGACTTGATAGGACCTGCTCTCGATTGATCGGTATCAATTCTGCCTGAGCTTCCATCCCTTGATCAGTGACATTCCACTCTCCGTTAGCACCGGGTCTCAAGGTCTTGTTATAAGCCCCAAGAACAGTCTGCAACACTTGAGTAACTTCACCGCCTCGGGATTCAATTTGAGTCAATGATTCAATATAAGAATTTAAGAATGGTATAGCTTTTGTTAGGTGACTCGTAGAAGGGAGGTTGTACCGTTGACCCTTATTCGGATTTCGGTTGGTATGGTACATCAGCTCAGTAGCTACATAAGCCACATCGGCATAAAAGGCCTGGGTGATTGGAGGGCCTGACAACGTACAGAATGGATTGTAGATGATGTGAGCTGCTAGCTTCACAATCGGCTTCAACTGGGAATCTCCAAATACTGCCTGAAGTCCTGTATAAGTAGCGTACACATACCGAATCATCATCTCGCATAGGGCTGTCAAGCCACTGACATGAGGAGCTCGAGATTGTTCTATAATTCTTGTCAGGGAGGTCATATTGACAGATTTTGCTAGATAGTAATTATGCAACAATCCTGCCACTTTTATGCCATCACTTGCTAGCGATTGGAACTTGGTGGCATATGAAATGAGAGTGTCTCTACTGACTTCAGGGGAATTAGCCAAAGAGGCTTCATCTTGAACCAGGTTTTGCCATCTGGATCGTGCCCATGCTTCAGTGAATGAAGATTTGCCAATGGTGGCAATCTGGGTGAACATAGCCCTCATCTGATCTCGCCCATATGTTGGATCAGTTGATCCTAGCACTGTGTAATACGCAATGATATGGACATCATGAAGTTGATTCCAAATAGCAGTAATTTGATCTTTTGGTTTCATCATGCGGAGTGCAATGATCTGCTCATTTGTCAATGACACAATCTCGGGATTGTCATCATGGTGTGGACCATAGCATAACGGTCTAGTTTGTTGGATCAGCTCATCAGTTAGACCAGCACTAAGTGCAATTGGGAACATATGAGCACCCCTGTGGTAGATATTAGCATTCTTTTGCTGATAAATGCTAATCCAACCATTGATGGCAACCTTAACCTCTTCACCAGATGGAGGCAAGAGTCTGAGAGCTTTGATGATATTATCTCTACTCTCAATGATCTTCTCTGGCACAATATTATCCTCCGGAACTTGCCATAGTGCTGTCAATGACCCAAAGTAGAAAGCATCTCGGTCAGCCTCCGACATTTCACCATAACTAGGGTCACGCATATGAATGGCCCTTGACATAGCTATTAAGCCCAAAGCTGACACCCACCCTCTTTCGTTGGCATCAACTGCACTGAAAGCATTCAAGAACCATGATGACTTAGCATAGACATTGTTACCCGAAGCTGCAACGACCATCGCAGTTAATGGTGATTGACCACAACGTACAGCAGCTCTGGCGCGCATGCGAGCAGAGTGCAAGAATCCGTCTAATTGAGCCATAGATTGATAGATTCGAGGAATTTGTACGAGGAAATCACGAGTATAGAGAGCCTGAAACAAGGGATTTTAAAACACTTGAAAAGGTTTTGAGTAGCTGTTAACGGTTTTATGGGACGAGCCCGTTTATTTGGCTTTATACAAACCGTCTAGCGTCCATGCTGGAATAAACCGGAGTTGCTAACCCCGGTAGTCCTCGTACCTCAGTGACTAATGAGGGAGCAGAGGGATATATTGGTGCAGGTGAACCTGCAGCTGCCCTCAAAATCTCCATGGTATTTTGGATAGATTCTAGAGTCTTCTCAATTTTAGTTAGACGCATATTGATACACTCTAGTTGTCGTGCTGTATCATTTGCACCCTTAATGTCAGGGTTAGTAGCCATTACGGCGGTTTGCCTCAACTGATTAACAGCCACCGGCTGTCCGGTTCGTCGAGACGTTGAGGGTAACATGTTGTTCATGCTTCGAGATTATATTGAATCAAGTCAGAAATCGGTATAATTAGGTCAGTTTAGGGGATAATGCCCGATTAGTCAGTTTTAAACCACTGCGAGACACAGCGATTTAAGAAAAAAATTACCAATTAGAGGTTTCTGTTCATCAATTTAGGCATGGTAAGTGGAGTCTAAATAGGTTTTCATGACTCTTCTTGAATGACTCTGTCCTACTGCAATTGTAGTCACACAAATCGGTTCGACTGATGTCCAATCCCATTTGATTTGAGACTCCAATTGACAAATCACATCTGACCATGGTAATTTGACCAAAGGTGGCATGGCCTGGCATGTCTCAATGTGATGAGTTGTAGACTTTATGCACATTTTTGACCAGTCAAGAGGGACTTTGAATAAGTAAATTCTGAAACACTTGTGTCTAATCACACCATGCTGAAGAATTTCAGAGTCATCAACATACCATTGAGTGGATGGGAGAGGGAGGGTCCCTATCTGCAATCCAATTTCTCCTGTCTGTTGAGAAGAGAATAAGTGATTTATCTGGCACAGGATTGTCAATGTAATAGGAACTTCTCCGGGGTGATGAGACATGTTCAAAATTTTAGGGAAGACTTGATTGGCCATCATCCATCTTTGCATCAATGGGAACATTTGACAATGTACCTTGTAGATACAGATTAACATGATGCAAGCCATCAGAGTTGCTAACACACATTGATAAACTGGCAACCAGCCTGATGTATGGTGATTGATTAATTGAGGGATGGTCATATTGAGGACTGTCGCGTTTGTTGAATTAACAGAAATGGACACCGCAAATGATCGAGACGGCTGAGAAAATAAGACTGGTCCCATCACAGCTGCAGGAGATGCTAATCGCCGAATAATCACTTTAACGGTGAACAAAACAACTATAAATCCTCCAACAACTATCATGCCCCAAGCCCACCAAGGAAGGATAGACCAATTATCGGACGGTGTTTGAATCTTGTTTAGAAACATGGTGATGTCTGATTTAGAGCTGTCTAGCAGCTGAATTTCATCTAGGTGGTTCAGCTTTCTCCTCAACTCACCCAATCGGACCTTGCCATTCTCAAACAAGGAATTGTTTAAAACTTCGGATGGCACTGTGATATGATGGTCGAAAAGTGGCACACGGAGCGCAGACTTGATCTCTTTGAAGACCACCAATGCAGCTGTGGAAAGAACTGAAGAAGAAGAATTCTCAGAATTAAGATCCAACACGATCATAGTCTCAGAATGATGGGATGTATATCCCTGGATCTTGACATCACGAACTTGGATCGCACAATTCTCAGGCACCTGAACCAAGTTCAACCCAGAAATTTCGGTCTCTGTTGTTGTGTCTGTCTGATCCTTAGTCTCATGACAAGCCTGATAAACAGTAACCTTGGTGGATAATATGGAGATTAACCAGTGGTTAGCATCAACTTGAGCTAATATCATATCCGTCGGAGATTTCACTAGAGTGACCTGACAATTAAGACCCGCTTTAGCAGCATCTACATTGAGGATCAATGATGGAATGCAGTCAGATTCAGATAATGACTTCCACACAAAGGGACCTGAACACATGTGATCAGATCGGTCTTGGCACCTCAATACACCCTCTGTTGATGCACTTGTCCAGCGCTTGTTTGTTCCATCAATTATTACATAGGGATTGTCAATGAGGATCTGTGACGACAAGAAAGGAGGGGTTGTTCGTCCTGCATCCTGATCCAGCACATGAGGGACTGCAGATAACGTCCAGTGTGAAAGGTCCTTGCTCTTCAATATCATCGGGATCTGGATGGCCAGAAGCAAGGAATGATCCATGACAGCAACAGAAACCATATTGTTCTGTAAGAACTTTAATGATTTCCATGTATCTGGAATCATCCATCTTTCATTCATCATTCCGGAAACCCCATCTAGTAGGGCTGAAAGACTGAATTGAGGGAGCAGATCGAGGTCAATAGTTTGTGATTGCAAAGAGTATTTTAAACTTCTGTACCATTCCGTCAACCGATGAGAACATGTGATCAGATTGTCAAGGTATGAGTCCATTAAACTGAGAGAATCTGAGAACTGATCAAGATAAGCGTTGAATTTTACTTGATCACTCAACATGTCAATGTCATTTTTCAACAGTGTGGAAAAGGCTTTCATTGCTGTTGATTGATTGGATAGTAATTGTAGAACATCAGAAAGGGAGTCCAGTGTATCTTTGATTGACTGAACATAGACCTTTTGTTGAGACAGTCCTTCGTTTACTTTCTTAACGACGATGGAATAATCATTTTGGATAGCTTTGGTCATTTCAATCATCTCAGATTTTGTCGTCAACCCGTACAACCAGCTAAAGGCAGATCCGCACCAATCACATAAGGATCTACCAACCCTTTTGTGGGATTGATCTCGCTGATGAGTGCCTAGGATGTTAGATACCTGATATGATCGGCATGACTCAAAACCTCCTGTTAGAGGGTTCAATTCGTCATTTCTCAGGCAAACTGATACTTTTTGACGACCAGTATTGTCAAGATAAGGGATGATACAGTGGGATAACCAAGACGTTGATGTAGCCTCCTGATCCAGTTGCACATTGACATCCCGATCATAATCATCTTCTTCATCTTCATCCTGGGTAGGATTGGGTATAGGTCGCAGCGTGGTAGTTGATGTAGTGGTTTCAGTTTTGTAATAGTAAGGCTTTGGCAATATAGCAGAGGCTGATGAATCTCTTTGGAAAGTAGGGTTGATATCCTTGGCAGGTATTTGATGTATGTGTTGGCTGGATCCAAACTTGTCAGGATGGTAATGATGGTGATGCTCAATCTGAACCTTTTGAACACCAGGCATGTTGTAATTATGGGTGTGGGAGGATCCTGTGTCCGTTGATCTTCTGGATCGTTCAACAATGGGGTAACCGTCATCATCGACTCGCTCAGGCTCATCAAATTGGAAGTAGGGATTACCGCATGATGTTGATGGAAATATACCCCAACCATGTTGGGTTTTGTGCTGAAGAGCTTTCAACTCTTTCACAGTAACCCGAGCTTTCGCACTGATGTACCTATAAGACATCATGACAGTGGACCATCTGACTTTCTCATGAGTCACATTCCCGGCTTTAGGGCCAGCGTGACGATAGGATTTCAGAATTGATAGCATGTCAGGAAGACTTTCCGAGTCAGCAGCTGATAAAACATCTTGTAAGCAAGGGATCTGAATTTTGATCATATGCACCCAATCACTTTCCGTTGGATAGATTGGTGCAGCCGGATTAACAACAACACCAAGGGTCTTATGAAGTTTTGGGCGATGCCCAGCACTCACCACGACCATTAGGATTGTCCAAATGGCGAAAAAGCACTTCATAATGAAGGTTGTCTTGAGTAGCGATACGCAAGTTGGATAAAAATAAAAAACTTTTTTACGTGTTTGTGGGACTAGCCCGATTATTTCAGTTGAAAGATCTATAAA